TGGCATCACATCAGCCCCTACAGCGATGATAAGCGTCCACTGGGCAGATGATGCAATCGTGCCGCCTACGATGCTCTCTGTGTCTGATTGGTTGGTTAGCCTGGCGTTGTACTCGGCTACCTTGCGCCATGTCTCAGTGACTCCACCACGGCCATCTTCGGTAAGCGTGAAGCGGTGTATTTCTACACGGTCTTGGCACAAGTTGCGTACCATCCCGGCTTGGATGGTTGAGCGGAGGATAGGACTCATGCGAACACCACCGGTCGGTATTTGTCTGCCATGGTCAAACAGTTTTGCATCAACTGGGAAAGCTTGACATCGGAGGTTCCCTCTTTAGCATCGATGTCTGCCGCTACCCGTGATGCCTTGATTAGCCACGCTTGCCGGGTGGCTGTGCGTACGTCGTATCTTTCTACGTTGATCGGGCCTTGGTCTACCCACATCAGGGTTGGGTCACCGGTGCCATCTTCCAGCGTAAAGCCCTTGACTTGGTAAGGAGCATAGACCGGGAAGAGCGGCTGGTTAGCACCTGAGGTACCGGCTACCCGGCACTCGTAAACCCTCCCGTTGGGCGTTGTAGGTACCACACGGTCACCGACAGCATAGACCGTTGCCGCCGCCCAAGTGGTGAAGCGGGAAAAGGAATCAAGGATAGAGCCGATGTCGGTAGTAGACATCTGCGGGTAGGACTGGGCAGACACAAAAAGGCTTACCTGTGCTATGGCCTCGGCTCTGGTCATCATGCCCTAAGTATCCCACATAAAGAAAAACCCCCGGCACGTCTGCCGAGGGTCTTAGGCTATGAACCGCTAGGCTTATGTAGCTGCGGATGCTCCGACGATAAGCGAACCAGGTACACGGTTGGCTGCAGTTGCATCAACGTTACCGATGTCAAACGCCTTAAAAGCGAATCGCTCGGTTGCCTTGAATGCAAGCGCATCCTCAACAAAGTAACGCTGATCCGAAACCTCAATCGTAACGGTTCGGCGGTCACCGAAAGCGGTACCCATGCTCAGGTCACCAAGCAAGATGTAAGGCGTGGATGCTGCCAAGGTTTTCTGCATATTCTGGACGAAAACTACAGGGTATCCGTAGAGCATAGGCGTAGGGCCATAGGCATTCTGGATGTCCATGATCGAGTTACCACCCAAAGCATCGAGCAGTGGTGCAATGGCGTTGTACCAAATCTCACGGTGCATAAACCACTTGGCTTGTGCGGCATATGTTGGGAGCTTTGCGACCATGCCCTTAAGGTTGGCAAGTGTCGGGCTGTACGTGATCGTCTGGCCAGTCGTGAAGACCTGAAGCGAAGCGATGTTAGCCTTGGTGGCGTTGCTGCTGTAGATAGCATAAAGGATGCCATCGAGACCAGAGGTGCTATCGACTGCATTGTTGAAAACAACGCGGTCTTCTTCCTTAGCCAAGACGTAAGCCATGTCACGGGCAAGGGTTGCACCAAAGTCAATAATGGAGTCTTCTGCCAGTTCCTTAGATACCTGAGTAAGCACCGATGGCTTTTTCGCTACAAGGTTGACCTGTGCAAATGTAAGGTCGGAAGCAGTAATAGCCGTGTTCTCACCAGGGTAGTACACAGTGGTGCTAGCCGTTGCGTTTGGAACGTTGAGAACGTCAGAGCTCATCGGGTAGATGCGGCAGTTCTGCCGAGCAATTCCGAACTGCTCACGGAGGTAGATAAGCTCAGAACTCAGCGGATCTGGAACAGTAAAACCACCAGCGGTTGTCGTGCCTTCGCTCTGTGACTTCAGGTTGTTCTTGCACCACTCGGCAGCCTTGCGGTTGCCCATGATGGAACGTCCCCACTGACCCCAAGCGTAAGCCTTCCAGTTGGCTTCATCACGGGTACCGGAAAGCGGGTTACGCCCGATACCGCCCGACTTCCAAGGCTGTTCTACTGCAACTTCAGTAGCCACTGGGTGTCCCTGTCCGAGTGCCTTGATGGTCTCGATGCGCTCTTCGATGCCCTTGGCCTCAGCCATCAGGGACTTAACCTGCGCAAGGTCACCATCACCGGAAGCGAGCTCCCGCGCGGTAGCAAGCACAGATTCTTTTTGATTCTGTAATTGTGTGAGATTCATAGTTGTTGTAACAACTCCAGACGGGCCAGCAGTTCCTGGCGTTCGTCTTTGTCATGGGCTTTCGCCTCGACTACGAGTTCCGGTTGCGTCTCTGGCTGGTCTGCATCCCGCAGAGAATCCCAGACTACAGGTGCAAGGCGCTTTGCGCTTGACCGGCTAAGACCGACTGCATCCCGCAGCCGACGTTCTACACCACGCAGTGATGCGGGGTGAATACACTTTGCACCGTGCATGGCGTATAGCTGCTTTGCACGGGATGCAAACTCATTGATAATAGCATCAACCATACCGGCATCAGCCACCATGTCGATACCTTGACACATCGCATCGTAGTAGGCTTCCAAGCCTTCATGCACTAGATCCGATTCTGCCGTCTTGAATAACTCAGCGGCATACTCTTCTGGGCTTTGCTCCGGCATTGGTTCCGGTGTCATCTCTTCCATGTCATCCATCTCGCCCATGCCGTAATACTCCTCAAGGCTTTTGACACTGTTCCGATACTCGGCAGGTGTCGGGGTTATCGATGCTTCAGCGATAGGCCACCGGGTAATCTCTGCGGCACCACCCATGCTCTTACGCTCAACCAGGTGAGCAGCGGCACCAGATGAAAAGCCCATCTTTCCCTGCTTGCAGAGCTTCGCGATCATACTTCCGTACTCGTCGGCTAGGTCTAGCTGCGCTTCATACCATAGCCCGGTTTCATCCATCTTGATGTAGCCGGTACCGATAGACTTCTTCCCTACCTGAGCATCCATGCCGTGGTGGTAGTAGACGTTCAGCGGTACGCGCTTACCTTCGGACATTGGAAAACCGTAGTCGGTTGACTTAGTAAAGTAGTCACCCTCAAGGTCTGCCGTCTTGGTATCGCCAAAGCGAACCAGATAACCCTTTACGTAACCGAGCCTATCGCTTTTGATACTGTCTACTGTAGATGTCAGCACGTCCATGGCGTAAGTATCCCACACCTCTATATAAGCTCACGTAGCGGGCGTACACGAGTGTTAGGCCCCCAGTCTTGGTTCGGCACCACCTGCACAAAGTCTGCAAGCGGTTTGCCCTCTTTGTACATCGCGTATCTTTGAGGCCCCATGATGACTACCTTGTCCGCATCCGACAATCCAGCAAGGATGCGCTCAGGTGTTGCTACCGGTGGCCTTGTATCAGGAATAGAACTATCCCCGGTAATCTCAGCCCAGGACATCGTTACCGGCACCATGACGCAACGGCAATTCGGGTGGCTTGGCATAATCTCATCGGTGTTTTGCAGCGTACCGGACAAAGCCAAGCAAGCCAGACAAACCCGGCTATCCTGCGTGGCTTGCCGTCGGTATCCTTGTACCGCAGGGTTCTGCGTATACAACTGCCGCTGAGCTTCCCTTGCGCTTCGGATCATCTCGGTACGTGCAATGGTCTCTGCTCGATACCTTCCGATGTCAGCTGCACGCCTTACCCGCCGTGCTACTGTCCGTGGCCCTTCACCTAACGATATGCCTTGCACAAGCGCCATCTGCATGGCATCGGTAGTTACCTGCGGTATGGTTGCAAATAACTCACCCAGAGGGCTTCCATCACCCGAAAGACCGACAAAGGCTTGGAGCTGTTCGTCTGGCAGGGTTGTCCATGAACTTCCGAGGGAGACGTTAGCCGGTTTACGACCTGCCGCCGCTTCAACCATGCCGACGCTCGCCTCATTCGCAAGGATGGCGCTTTGCAGTTGTCCATCAGCTGTAATGGTTGCCCCCTCAATCGCAAAGGCTTGTAGGTTCTTTCCTAACTCGTTTATGTTGTCTATGATGCGCTGACGCATCCAAAGTATCGTGTCGCTTGGTGGTTCGCCGTTGGCTTCACGCTCGGCAATCCTACCCTCCAACGCTTCCAGTTCATCGATGCTTGCCTTGGTGGCTGCCTTGTATGCGCGTTGCATCCGGGATATGGCTACGCCTTCACGTTCCAGCAACTCATTGCGGAACTTCTGGGATGCTGCATAAATACGAGCGGTGCCGTCATCTACTCGTTTGGTAGTGGCTCCAGCTCGTACCCGTAAAAAGGGTGGCTCTTGTACACTACCCCCGGAGTGCAACAATCAAGGCTCTTGCCCTCTTCACCCTGCATCTGATCGCGCTTGGATGTAGCCCACCGGAAGCCAGCATCACCGCCCCACAAGTCCCAGGCTACGCGCCCCGGACTTGGGAAGCCGTCCTCACCAGAGTTGAACCCTTCGGCCTTTTTGTCTACTTCATGGCGGCTGAAGAAAGAGTACATCCGGAGAATCGTATCCTCGGAAAGTTGCTCACCGTTCACAATCTGGTTTGCCCTTGCCAAGCCTACCCGTGTCCCGCCGTCGAACCCCTCAGCCTTCCAATCAAGCGCCCGTTGTGCCGCTTCCTTCATGGCATCAGTTGGTGCAAACTTTCCCGCTAGTGCCTTGGCTGCTTCATCACGCAAGGTAACCGGTGCAGCTCCTGTGTGCTGTACTGGCAGGTTCAAGAAGTTTGTCACGCTACCCGGATCGTAACCGGAACGAATGAGGATACCTGCCGCGTTGGTTGTTTCTGCTAGTGATGCACCGGTGCCAGCCTGTACGCTTATAGCAGATGGATGCAGAACCCCGGTGTCTTCCGGCACGGCTTCAAGCCCGGCTATTCGCTTGGCTTCCGCACGGTCAATGATGCCAGCCTTGTACAGCCGCTCTGCCCGCTCGGCTTCAGCCGCTAGGTCATCAGCCAGCGCCCGCACGGTTTCCAAGTCGTACTGGACAAAGTCACCTTCCTGCGTCTCTGGGTATTCTGGCAGGAGGTCAGCGGTAATGGCATCGGCAAGGGTACGGAGTAAAGGCACCATGCCATCTTCCCAAGCCGCTTGCTGGGCGCGCTCATAATTACTGTAGGTGCTACGCTCTAAGCCTGAACCAAGCCCTAAAACCATAGGGTTGATACCAAGGGCTGAACAGATACGCTCCTCAGGAACGCGTCTCACGGAATCCAGTGCAAGCTCTGAAGGCGTAAGGCTCACCCGGTCAAGTTTGTAGGCACCAGTCATTACCACGATGCCGCCTGAACCGTCCCCAGTAAGGTCTTCGTGCAGCTGCCGCTTGACCTGCCGGGCATCGTCCATGCTGATGTCCACGGTCTGGTCTTTGGCATCAGGCCCGACAATCAGGCTAGGCATCGCGCCGTTAGCAAGCAAGCCGTAAGCGGTTGTAGATGCCGTGTTATCGGTGGCTATCTCACGCAATACAGCCATTACCGGGCTACGACCAAGGCGGATGTCCTGCGGGTCACGGTTGTATCGGATATGGATAATGTCGGATACCGGGATGTCGAAACTCCTGCCATCCGTGGTGTAAACGTAGTGGGTAAGCGGGTTTACGCCGTTACCAACAGGGCGCACCATGTCCTGCGGAAGGAACTGCAACGCAGTCACCACGCCACGGGTAGTAGATCGAATCTTGCGGAGGTAGGTGTTCCCAAACAATTTGTAATCTTGAATGACCCAAGACCAGAAAAGGCTACCCATAATCATCGGATCTGGTTGAGCCATGAGATTGATAACCGGGTGGTCTTCTACCGGCTCCGCTTGCTGGCTGTCTACCGGGCGGTAGAGTCTTGGTGTTGCCTGCGGGTAGTTCCTAACGTACCAGTCAATGGCAGATGCCACGATGCCGTTTAGCCCAAGGTCACCGGCAATGCGTGACCAGTCTTTAGTTGAACCAGGAAGCGCACGGCGCAAGAGTGTTTGCAGCTGACCAGAGCCGTACCCGGTTAGGTAGATGTCCCTACTCTGGCTAAGCGGTAAGGGCAAAGCCTGTGTCGGGTTGGCTGCGGCTTTACGTCCTAGGAAGCGGTCAAAGATACCCATGCCCTCAGTATCCCACAGAAGGGCCTACGGCCTGCTCCGCTCAAAGAAAAAGCCCCCTTGCGGGGGCATGTGGGGCTTGGTGGTTTAGATTGTTGATATTGCGATGCGTGCCATCTTTGCGAACTCTGGTTCAAGATCGGTTACAACTTCACCTGTGTTTACATCCACATACAACTTGGAGTTGATAATCTTACCGGCCTTGCTGTTGCTTACTCGCTCACCAGCAAGCGTAACGTTGCGCAGTGAACCAGACTTGTACTTCTCGATTTCAAGACCGAGGATGCGTTCTGGTTTGAAGTAGACCCGGTGATTCGTTCCGCCCGTCCACTCCTTGCCGCCTGCCTCTACCAACCGTGTAATAAGTTCCATTGTTCTATCTCCCTGCTTGATGTCATCAATATACACTCTAAGTATATACACTGCAAGTATATAGGGAGATATATTTTAGACGGCACCCCAGCCTTTGCGCTGTCCGATCACCTGCCACGCGTACGCCATCGCATCGACAACATCATCATGCCTGCCAACAGGAAAGGATAGCAACTCATCTTGCCAGTAAGGTGGCAACCCTTCAACGTGCACAACCTGCCCTTGCTCGTACCGAGCCTCTAAAGGCCCAAAGCGCGTCACTTTGTCACGGTCTGGTCTGATGCCCCGTATCGGTAACTTAGTGCGCCTCATAAGCTCTTGCACGACAGCGGCTTGGTATTGCACCTGCTCAATGCCAATCATAGTAGGTTTCCACTTATCAGCCATTGCCTCAATGAAGCGCAACACGGAAGCAAAGTCAGCGCGTGTCCTATTGACATCAAGGACGTAGATCGTGCCATCTTCACCACGGCTCAGAGCTACCACGGCGGTGTAGTCTGCTTCCGCCTTGGTCGATATTGCAAGGTCAACGCCAAGGTAGACGGGCAACCCTTCAGGGGCATCGCCAAAGCGTAGCCACTCCCGCTTGATACGAGCGCCCGCCGCATCCACGAACTCCGCCAGGTACTCTTGCCGGAACGCGATGCTCGGCAGTGACTCCCCAGCCTTGTCTACCTCTAGCGGGTCTATCCAAGGGTTAGCCGTGGTTGGCATCTGCCAAGACATCCAGTCCGGATCTACAGCGGCCATGGCATGTAAGGTTTTGAAGTAGTTGCTACCCTTTGGAGTGCTCAGGAAGAACGCATCCCCCCTGTAGTCGGTGAGCGTTGGGCGAATGGCTTCCGTCCAGGCTTGTTCCAAGTGCCTTGCCATTGCGGCTTCATCGATGATTACCCGCTTGTACTTTCTCCCACGTGCTACCGTGCTGGGATCATCAAGCGTCCAATAATCGATTGCTGCCCCGGTGATAAGTTCGATGCGTGGTGCAGGTGTCTGCACAGCTCGCCGAATGACAGGCTGGTAGATGCGCTTATGGTCGTTGTACGCCTCTTCTAGAAGCCGATACGTAGGCGCAAACCAAGCACAGGGCAAGCCGTGCTGCAATACCGGATCCGATAGCAAGTTCCCGCCGAGTGTGGTCTTACCGAAACGTCTCCCGCAGGCAAGCACGTTGAACCGCTTGGCTTCCCGCAGTATTACCTGCTGGGCTTCGTGTGGTCTTGGTAGGACTAGTCGAATATCAGGCAAGGCTGGTACGCTTTCTCAGCTGCAAGGATACGGGCTATCGCTATCTTAATGTAGTCTGCGTCCATCTCGCATCCAATGAACCGGAAGCCTTCAAGGACAGCACCACGCCCTGTAGACCCTGAGCCGGTGAACGGGTCAAGGATGATACCGCCGGGAGGTGTAACCATACGGCACAAGTAGCGCATCAGGTCTGTAGGCTTTACCGTTGGGTGGAAGTTCTGCCGTGGTGAATGTTCAACGGCATCAACCCATTTTGGGTCTACGCATTGACAAGCACTACCCGGCACATTTACTTTTTGTTTCCCACAAATAGAACATCGCTGGAAAGCAAAAGTCCTGCCCCGTGCTTCCATCATCTCGCACCCATCGTCCCGGTCTTCCTTGCAGGCTTTAGGTGTGTAGAAGAATCGTGCCGCTTCCCCCATGCCGCGCAGGACATCTTCACAACCATCATGCAGGACGTTAGCAGGCCACCTGCCTAAGTCGTGTGAACCGCAGAATCTTGGTTTTTTACGTACCCAGAACTCATCTATTACAGTTGCAGATAAGTCTTTTTCATCCCACTTTTCATCTGTCTCTATCCGGCAACCGTCAATGTTGATTGCGCCTGTACCGTATGCCTGCACGTTATCTGCCACCGTGCCTTTGAACG